TTCATACCTGAAATTAAGCACGTGTATAAACATAAAGATGCAAAAGCTATAAATTACCACTTCCTACATTTGAACTTGGCTGCGAGTGTTCTGTCCCTTGTGTACTCATTCCATTATAATGTTATACCTATGACTATTACAAACGTTGCCGCGGGTCTTTTCACCTTTCTTATGTACTACTTTAAATATATATACGAGGTTAAAGAAAAGAATCAAATTACTGATATAGTAGCCGAGGCTCCGGCTCCTATGGTGTAGTTGGTCAACACTGTGGACTTTGAATCCACCACCCCAAGTTCGAATCTTGGTGGGAGCTACATCCTCTCTTAGCTCAGTTGGTAGAGCAGTGGACTGTAGTTCCAAGGGTCACCTGTTCAAATCAGGTAGAGAGGACCATTCCTTCTTAGCTCAGTTGGTAGAGCGACAGGCTGTTAACCTGTAGGTCGTCGGTTCAAACCCGGCAGAAGGAGAACTGTTGTTTTTACAATGTGTTATATCCACATTGTAAAAATAACTTAAAAGTATAGTTCTAAACATTAGTAATGACGAGTCTAGCGAGTGTTCTAATTTCACCTATCATCTCTATCAAGAAAAGATTCAATCATCGTCTATCTTCATCCACTCTAGATGCCCCACCACCCCCAGTTGATACCACAAAGCAATGGGACTTCGGTAGTTATTGTTGGAAAGTTACAGTGACGTCCAAAGATAGAGAGAGTGGTAAATTAGACAAAACATTCATTGGATACAGCCAAAACATGAATATCGCGGAGAGGACCAAAGGTGCTTGTGATAGATTTAAGAAATCTGGGACAGTCTGTGGAGAACCAGAGCTGGCTATGAAAGGTGGTGAATGTGATGAAGTCATCTTCATGAAAAAGACCCCAGACGGCCCACTGATTCCGGTTAGTGTCTCACCTTTTTAATCACTGCTATATATAAGTATGAGTAATTTCATCAAGACAGGAAATCAAGTTGGTAAAGGGATTGCGACATTGAACATGGCAATGGCTGTGTGTATTGCAATGTCTCTATCCTCATGTGGTTCTTTTCTTCTTTTAAGAAAACGTAAACACTCTGAAATTGCTGAAGGAGTAGTTACACAATCAGAATGTACTTCACTCCCAGGTAAAGATGGAAAAGTCATATATGCATGTGAAATCGAATATGAATACACTGTAGGTGACAAGAAGTACACAAAAAATACAAATATGGAAAAATATAAAAGATATCGAGATGGTGACAAAGTAAAAATTTTCTATGATCCCTCAAACCCCGATGATAATGAAGTTGATGGAATCAATCAAAATATGGTTGGTTTTGGTCTAATCGGTGGAGGATTTTTCATTGTGATGATTGCCACTGTGTGGTACCTCATCGCAACAAAGATAAAGGGTGGTGGGACAGCCTTGACAGCTATGACTGCTTTATCGGCTTTTAGGAGGTGATTTATGAAATGTAGTACTGAAAGATAATTTATGCATATTTATATCTTTTAGTTTCAACTCTTTGCCGTAAATATCACCATCGAAATCATGAATATGCACTTCACATTGATTTGTACTTCTTACTAATGTACCCTTCCCATAATTTGTAGTGCATGAATAGAACCCTTGTTCTTTGACCTTGGGTGGACACTTCGAAATATTTGCCGTTTTCCAGTCAACTTCTTTTGAAATCCCTTCTCCACGTACAACTTTGTCTGAATGTTCCCATGGTCCACTGATATGATTCACCTTTATAAGTATCAAAATAATTACCACAATTGCTGTGATTAGATACCACATATACTATACGGTACTATTAATTTTCTCTGTGTGTATATTTTGATATATTGTTTATCAAAAAGTTATTTACCATATCACCTATAAAATTCATAGGTCTGACAATATCACAAAACAAAATGACTCTGTATTTGTTTGTGTTATTCTCAACATAATGTAAATATGAATCGTCTAATAAAATTACTTCACCGTCTCTCCAACTATAGGACTTTCCATCTAAATTTATGAAACAGTCATCACTATTTGGTGTTATCAAACCCATATGCAGTCGTATACAACCACTATACGGACCCTTATGCGGTACTATTTTAGCACCTGGTTTCAATACTGATATCATAGCTGTCTGAATATTTGGCATTGACTGGATTATATTTGTGGTTTGTGGACATAACTTTGCTCCTATGGGATCTATTTTATTGAACCATTTCAGATAGAGTCTTGTCCAATCAGTTTTAGATTTACCCAAACCCATAAAAAATAAATCATTGTTTATGGTTTTGAAATCTCGATATATACTTTTTACTTCATTTCGAATAGTTTTGAAATACATCTTTATAAGTATAGCCTCATTCAGTATTGTTAAGTCATGATAATAAGGTTCGATTGGTATTCTAGAAGTTGCCCTAAATATCATATTTGAAATAAATAAGATAAGTAGTATAAACCTCATACCTATACATATACAAGAATTAAAATTTGTCACTGGGTTTATCAGCACCTATATACACTGGTGGTGCTTCAAGTATCTCAATCTCAAGCTTACCCTCTTGAGTCTGAGATGGTGTTACATATGCTATACGACAGTCATTCGCTCTTAGTACAGGATTACCTGTTTGAACTGGAACAACAACTGGTTTACAAAGAAGGGCAAACATTTTAATATATAGTAATATTTATTTATCCGTGTTCAAACCACGTATTTATAGTGTATCTAGAAGTACCGTCAATAAGATCAGTTGTACCATGTACATGTGTCCAATACGGTGGAAAAAGTATAGCGTCACCCGCCCCTACTTTCATTCTAAAATTATCAAACTCTGGGAAGTGTAGTTCACCTCCTTTGAAATTGTCATTAAGACCGAGTATAACTGAAAACATACGAATATGTTTCGAGCTTAGATTGGTATCACTGATTGGGCCATCTCTATGTAATGTAGTTTTTCCATAGATGTGTCTAAATTGAATTACATCTTTATTTATCACACTTTTTACACCAAAATATTTAGACATATAGTCACGAATATATTCTAATGCATTCATTGTAATACTTTCAATTTCATCTCTGTTATTGAAATCTTTTAGATCACAACTGTTAGCTAATACATTATGATTATTGGAATATGTTTCTTTTATGTGGTGATGTTCATCTATCCCATCTCTTATCATTTTCAATTGTCTTTCAGAGAATAAATTTTTGAAAATGTATATTTTTGCACCAATCCCATCGATCATAATTTCACCGGCAAATCTCATCGTCGTATATCAAACTAAATTTTTTCTTTTAAACTTCTTCAATTCCACCGATGTATTTAACATTTTTATTAATTTTACGTAATAAATTCTTGTTTTCTAGATACGCCATGTGCGTACCCATAGCGTAAACACAATCCTTTGTGATATTAATCGCCATATATTGAGTGCTATTTTTAAAACAGAGTTCTGATCTAGAGTGTATACGATCGGGGGTATCTATCATACAATCGAGTACAACGTCCAACGGACCCATATATTCTATAATTGATTCTAACACGTCTTCGGCATCCACAGCTTTAGTAGGTAGCATCGTAATTACTTGTCTCGGTCTATCCATCTCAGAAACCATGGTTTTTGCATTGGGGTAATTGGTGGATAAATGGAACTTATCACTCTGTTTGAGTCCAACACCTAATTTCTTACCCAACTTATGATAAACACCTGGTAAAACGAGTCCAACCGACATTATAGATATTTATATCTTAATTTTTAACCTCGTTGACGAACATCCACCCAACCTTGAATACTTATATCACTTTCTTCACACCAAGGATAAATGGAATGTTCATCTCCTATGAAATTAAGGGCACGTACACCATTTTCGATACATTTATCACATATAGCCTTGTTATCATCAATGAGTAAACCTATATTAAGTGCGCGACATATATCCGCCTTATGTATTTCATTCGGTGTATAACTGTTTGTGAGGATGACATCATCGAATACACCCGGAAAATATGTGTCTATCCATGCTTCCGTTTCTTCTCGGGCAATATCTTGACGTCCGGTGAGTACATACATTTTATCATAACGCTCTTTAAGATTGAACATAGCTTTTTGAGATCCTCGCATAGGTGTGAGATTCATGAAGTCTTTGGATTGGTAAAATTCTTTGACCATTTTTTGTGAAGTTGGTTCATCTACTTCAAATATTTCACGGTACACGTATTTATATTTTGGTTTACTCCACAATTTGTGAACTTGATGGTGGTGATTTGCCATGGGAAAGAGAAATTTTACTAAGACTTCATCGATATCAATTGCGACCCTGTTCATTTATTTATTACAAACATTATTCATAATCTCTAATTACAACACCCACAGGAAAACGGGGAACACCAATCGCGGTAAGGTTTTGAAAACGCACGGTAAGCATCTTTCCAATGTACTTCTTGTGGTTCTTGTAGTCCTCCTCACGTTGGATGATGGTACCCTCAGGTCTGACATTGAATTCCTGACCATCTTGGGTTTTACAGACCCAAACAACTGCGTCTGCGTCACGACCGTGACCAGTCTTGGCACCGGTGATTTCATATTCCTCGGTCTGGAAATCCTTGTGCTTGAGGAGATAGTTGCTTCGCTGACCAACCTCGTAGACACTGAAGCGGTCACGGATCATGGTACCTTCATGTCCTTCTTCAACATGCTTCTGATGCATGAGAGGAAGATCCTTCTTGGATTTTACGAGTGTCGTTTTGACATATTCGTAATGAGGATTGTAGATAGAATCCTTGACATACTCCCAACGTTGCTCGAATGTCATCTTATCCCTGGCAAGGGTTTCAGCTTTGAGATCAAAGAAATCGAACACGTGGAACTTGAGCTTCAGAGGGTCAGTCTTGAAAGTACTCGTGAGTTCCTCAAAGTTGAGGTTAGGGTCAAACGCTTCACCATCAACGTATTGACCCGGTTCAAGACCCTTACCAAGAACCTCGGTCCCAGGGATAATCTTCCCAGTTCTTGAGATGCCACCATCCTTGGAGACAAGTAGGCGAACACCATCAAGTTTGGGTTGAACGTAGAACGGCTCAGAGATGTATTTCTCGCGATCCTCCCATTTGTTAGCGAGCATAGGCAACACTTGGTTACACTTGGTATGCTCATTGTTCCACATGGTTTGGGCTCTCTTGAGAGCCTTTTCATAACCAGTCTTGACGTTGGTTCGTGACACAGAAAACTTGTCACTCCCAACAATACCGGAGATCTTCACAATGTCCGCAGTTCCATCCTTCAAGTCCTCAACTTTGATGTCAATGTAGCGGTCGCGGTTATGTTTGTCTTGTTTGATAAGGCGTTCCATTATAGGGGTAATTAATTTCTCAACTTTAAATAGATGTCTGGATTACCAGTTGTTAATTACGCTAGAATGGAGCGACTTAGGCCCCCAGAAAGCACAATGTTGCCTTTAAATTTAAACACGTTTTGTATAATATTTATAATTCTATGTGTACTAGCTCTATATCGACGCTCAGTTACACTTACTCAAGAGCGTGGACGATTCCATACTTGACGCAGTCTTTTGGGGTAAGGTAAATATCCTTTTTCATGAGTTTCTTGAGCATCTTTTCTGGTATAGATGTTTTTTCAAGATACATCTTTTTGAGCATCCTCATAAACTTATCCGTTGATTTCAGCTCATGTTTAAGTTCCTGAAAATTACCCCACATTTCTGTAGAAATTTGATGAATGAGGACATATGCGTTCCTCCCCATACACCTCGTAGAACCTCCAAGTAGCATGAACGTCGCGGCACTGCAACAAGACCCCTGTGCGATGGTAACAACCTTCACACGAGATGATTCGAGAGTGTTCATCATCGTCATACCAGCAAAGATGTCTCCACCTTCACTCATTATATGAACCCTAATTAGGGGTTCGTACCCAAAGAGTTCAGCTTTCTTTTTAAGAAGTTCGATCTCCAATTTTTTAAATTTCTCGACGAAGTCAAGAGCATTTTCGCGGTCCACGTCAGCATAGAAGAGGATTTCGTTCCCAATAACCTTAACACATTCTTCAGTTTCAGGTTCTTCATCCTTCGTAGACATTCTTTAGAGCCTTTTTTATTTTAGTTACTTCTCTTGATTTTAAGCTACTTCCAACAGCGAGGTGATTTATGACGTCGAAGTCCTGAGGTGTGATTCCATATTCTACCAACTTACTTAGGTCTCCTTTCTCTGCATATTTCTTCAAAAGACACAATTCTTCAATCCCAAATCCCATTCTTGATTTTTTCTTAATTTCCTCAAATTTACCCTTTCTCATTTTGTAATTGCCAAGTTTAGTCCAACAACTCCCAGGTCTAATTTTATCCTTCACGAGTGGTTCACCTAAACACTTCTTTGGTATCGTGAGAGCGTGTAACACAAAATAAGGCATGAGACTCCAATTACCATATTTGTATATATGATTGTCGTAGTGATCAGCCATTGAAAATGATTCTGTAATTTTTAAAACATTTACACCATCCGAATTAATGTAATTCTCTTGAAAAATATCCCACATGTGTCCATGTTCGTGTATACTATCATGAATAGGTATAGGATTAGGATCTGATAGTACTTCAGCAATAAATTCTTTCGGTGTTTTGAAAACATCCATTTCATCATATCCGTCGAGATAAGTGAAAAAGTTTCGAATATTACCGTTACATCTATACGCCGCATTCTCAGCATTGGGACCCCTATCTTCTGTAAGTGTGAGTAATGTACCTGGTTTATGTCTAGGGATAAACACTGTTTCAAAGTTTGGGTACATACACATGTTCACAGAAGTCACCAACAATGAACCACGAGTCAGAGGATTGCCATCTGAAACTTGTTCTATGATAGGTTTAAACACTGGATCATAGTCTTCAATAAACACATGTTTTGTAGAAGGTTTAATAAATGCCAGAAATGGTGATTTACTTTTCAGATGATCGGTTCGTAGTTCAACATGATTTAAACCTTTCAACACTTCTTCGAGAATATATGATTTACCAACACCATACCCCCCACATATGAATACATTCTTTCTTTCATCTAGGTACTTGCGAATGAGTTTGATCTGTTTCGTGTGAATTGTTGCCACGGTATTTATCTCTTCTTTTTTTTGCTCAACTATTTTAATGAAAGAGTCCATTGATGATCTTACTAATCAGGCCATAGATTTAGTGCTTGAAAATGACGCACTACATAAACGTATCGTAGAACCTTTAAAAAGGAAAATTTTACCATACGTTGCATGTGGAGTTCTAACCAATGTGGTTATGTTTATTCTTTTGGTGTACCTTGCTCGACGTCTGTCTCTTCTTCCTCTATCTCCTCAACTTCATCTAGATTAGATTCTTCACTGGCTTCACTTGGTGATGGTGTTTTCGATTTAGAAAGAAATTTACCGACACGCTCGAGGGGTGTATTTTTAGTTATAGCTTCAATTGGTTCAATAGTCTTGGGAAGTTTGAGAATTGGAATTGAACGCACATTAAGAATTTCGGGTTTTGTAAAAATATTATCAAGTGGGTATTCTTTATCAAAATCTATCATTATTTGTTTAGGAATTGATGGAGATTGTTCTAGGAGTCTGTCATATTCAGTCTTACAGTCCTCAACAAATTTCAAACCATCCTTCTTACGTTCATCACGTGATATCGCTAACATGAGTCGAATATTCCTAGATAATAGACCATGAGCTAACGCCGCAGTTCGATGATTTTCCATTAATTCGTTAATTTTTAAGAATTGCATGATAGTCGCGATTAACCCTGCAATTAAATTCAAACCACCTATCACAGATGGTGCAGAGGGTTGAATACTGGGGGGGAGTGTAGATTGTGCAAAGTTAGCTGTTCCTGTAATAGTTGAAAGTACAATGACGGGTAAGGTAAATTTCATACTCAGGTCTTTATAGAGTAAATATGATCTATGATGCATAAATCTATAACACGCACAGGCCTCACCCCATTGTCGTAATATAATTTCGTGCTGATCATTCCATACAATTTTTTCTTTTACCATTGTATATAGTAAATGAATATAATTTTTGCACTACACGTTATTTTTTTACTCATGATTTTGATAGTACCTTTTACAAATAATCGTAGAAATCTTGAGTTTTACTCGATGGTTATACCATTCATTTTTTATCATTGGTCAGTGAACGACGATACATGTGCATTAACCCAAGCGGAGATTGCAATGACTGGTAAATCGAAGGATGAAACTTTTATGGGCAGGTTAGTGGGTCCAATTTACAAAATGGAAGAGAATGATGTAAATAAGATGACGAAGACTATATTTTTCGCACTTTGGGCATTTGTTCAGTATAGATTGGGTGTTTTCGACACGTTCTTTGATGAACTAAAAGTAACTCTCAAAGGTAAAACTACTTCTTCTTGACGAGTTCTTGAACTTGTTTCATAAAATTACGATTCCTTTGAATCCTAGGGTCAGCAGCAATTAAACGAAGAAGAGCTGCTGTAGGTATAACAGGTTTGTTACCATTGGATTTAGGAGTCTTTTTTAATTTTGTCTTTGCGTTCTGGAGTTGTTTAGCTGTTGGCATATACTATACCTTAGGAAAATATCTAAACTTGTCGAATATATGAGTAGTAACTTTGAAGTTGTAATACACAATCATACAAAAAGCATCCGCTATATCATGTTTTCTTTCATATGGAATCTCGTCATCTAGATATTTTTCAGCTAGTCGCACAGTTCTCTCTTTTCGCTCTTCATAATCCAAGTGTCTCATACCAAAATGCATGTGCATGCTCACAGGTGAAATTAAAACAACCTTATCTTTGAACATGTAATTTAATAGAATCTCAATATTTGTGAAACCCCCGGGTGGTTGTCTTTCTATAAGTATTTTATCAGCTGAATCAAATATATCTTGGTGATCTTCAACAAATAAAGGGATGAGGTCAACAAAGTCATTTGTATGTATATACTTGTAGTCCTCGAGACTTACCTTTTTCATGTACTTCACATCAATTTTTGGACTATCTTCAAACTCGGCAATAACTAGACCCATATTATGGTATCCTATATCGATCGCCAAGACCTTCATGTCTTTATGTAAAAGATTTTCCTTAACTATAGTATATGAAGAACAAGCAAAAGACAAACTTGTTAATACTGACTGTTATTGTACTCATGGGGGCTGTAGGCTACATGTTCTACAACCCCCAAGTTGTCGAGGTCCCAGTAGAAGTAGCTGTTCCAGTACCTGTGCGTCCAGTACCCACTCGTCGTGGTCACACCCAAGAACCCGAATTTAGGGGTCCACCCATCAAACAATACAAGCCTGGTCACATGCAACAGATGGGTCTAATCACAAATGGTGATGAAACTCTCCCTCTCTACGGTAAAGAGGTACGTGGTCGCCGTGATCGCTACAATTACTACACCACCACCGGAGGTGAAAACTTATACCCAGTGTCAGTATCCCACAACGCGCGTGATTGTATGGAAGACATTGGATGCCAAGAGCTATACGGAAATGAAACAGTCACCGTAATGGGAAAGACTGGTTCATTCACTGTAAATATGTACAGGACTGATGATTTTTTCTAATTTAACGTTTCTGTATATCTTTTGCGACAGTAGTTGTTGAAGATATGCAAGACAAACAACAACAAGCTGCCATCAACCCAGTTTGTGGAACTAGGGGCATCTGTAAAATGGTTGTGGTGCCACTACCTGTAATAAATATACATATGATTAGGCATATGAGAGCCACAATATGCATAGGTTCATCACTTGAATGTATCATCTACTATAGATCAACAAAAATTATTTCGTAAATTAGAAATCATATCATATTCTCTAGTTATAAATCCACTATTTCTACTAAGTTTTACCTTTGCCCTCAATAATTCAACTACTGTGTCCTCATCGAGATGTTTAAGAAAATCCGCCTTCGCCTCGATATCGTCAAGTTGATGAGATTCTTTTTTTGCCTGTACATACGGCCACGTATGTTTTCGTAATGACGCAAGTTCTTCTTCAAGTTTTCTAATTCTTGGAAGAAGTACCTTGTTAATCATAATTTTTAGTTCAAATACATCAGTCATCTTACCCTAAGTGCGTTTTTTATCTTTATACACAATAAGATGTCACTCCCACAAGGTAAGCGTGAATTCATAAGAAAGTTAGTAGCGGGTTTAGATAATCTAATGGAAATTACACAAATTGCAAATCAAATCGGAATTAGCCCAAGAAACGAAATAGAAGAATTTATAAAAAGGCATTTTCTTGTTCAAACTGATACGGGTGAATATAGTGTAAACAAGGTCGCATTCCGTATGGGTGTCCAGACCCTAGATTTTGATATATTATCCAAAGTATTGATGCATTTAGACAAAATAAAAATTAAACTTAAAAATGTATTTGATAGGGCGAATGTAAATCCACTTTATTTTGATCAGGAAGGTATGTTATACGCCAGACTTATTGAAACGGGTGATCTGAAAACTTTTCTTGATCTGATTCTATATTGATTTAATAATCTCAACCAATAGTAGATGCAGTATCTTGAATTAAAAAACAAGGCCAAGAAGCAAGGTCTTCGGGTCACCAAAACTGTCAAGGGTAAACGTGTGAAGCTCACAGCAAGGGAACTTCGCACCAAAATTAGGATGAACTTTGATAACAGTGTGAAAAATGCACAGAGAGTTATCAGAGTGTGTCAAACTATAGTTGCTCCAACCGTGGTTCGTGCGGGTATTCCTCCCCCTCCACCACCTCCTCCTCCACCCCAACGGCGACCAGTCGTAAACGCTCGACGCGCTAAACTTATGGCTGAACTGAAAAACGTCCTCAAAAAGAAGGGAATGGCGGCTTAAGTAGGAGGGGTACCACTTTCAGCATATAAAGATTTTATATCAGTACATCGAGCATACGATGGTCCTTTATGTGGTAACTTAACACCTTCTAGTTCAGTTTTTGTATATCTATCCATTTTGATTCCCGGGGGTAATATGAATGATTTACCTGGGGAATCACCGAACCCATTCATAGTCATACTACCGAATTCTTCATCTGGTACGATATCGAAAGTCACAATTGGTTCACCTTTATAATCACACTCTGGATAAACCGTAAGAGCAGCTGCATTTCCAACATTGTCTTCAATATCTTTTATTCTTTTCCTATCCTGTTCTTGTTTGAACATGTAAAATCCACCCCCAACTGAACCGAGTAGGGATGACATGGCACAAACCATTAAGGCTATCTCAGCCATATTACATTAATCATACAAAATTAATCCCAAAACGTTTCTTCATGAATTTCTCAACACCCTGAAACGTAGGAAAACTCCAGAGGTACCAACGGGACCAAAAACCGGCCCCGCTGATACCGCTCATCTTCCAATTCTCTTTGTCGCTTCGATCGACATTTAACATTTTTGTTTGGATCTTCTTGGGATCTCGTTCTTCTATGGTTTGTCTGGGTACATGACCCCCATGACGCAACACATAGGAACGCATACGTGAAGGATTCTTGTGTTTGGTGTAGTCGGAATATCCACTGGCACCAAAGTCAACAGTCCTGCCGTCTTCTAAGACAGCCCTGAACTTCTTTTTAGGGTTAGGGCTACGAATAATTTTGACGCGCATACTTATATTTTACTAAGATTTTTACTTACCGCAGCAGCTGTAGTGCTCCTTCTTATGACCCATCATCTCAGTCTTGCCGAGGAAGAAGAGCTTTTCGGGGCCACGCTGGACACGGTACATGTGGTCATACATGTGGAGGAGGCCAACGGTCAGCGCAAGGCTGGCAACGACGACACCGTTCATCTTACGCGCGGTGAAGGCATAGGCCGCAATGAGACCGACGAGCACCATCTGGACGATGGTAAGCTGGGGGAGAGCGGGCATGGAGAAGCGAGACTCGGTGGTCGCAACCTCCTCAGTGGGCTTGGGCTCGGCATACATGGACTTGGGGTATCCGGGCATTTTTATTATCTACTGAGAAAATAATGTGGCGGTTTGTGTTTGTGCCCATACTGATGGTCCTGTATGATTATGTAAAACCACCTATAGACCACCTCTATTTTTCAAATCTACATCGACCACTCCTTGGTATACAAAATACATTTAGGGAAATTGTTAAATGTCTACCAGAGTATGATGTAAAGAATTATCCAGGTCTTCTTCTATTAAAACTCCATTATCCCAAATTACGTGAAGAGTTTGAAAAGGTTTCACCGACTCTAGAAAAGACGTGGTACCACGATGCTAATCCGTGGTTTGAAAAGAATGATGGGTACTATTTTTATAAAGCTGAACAATTTCCACTCCTAAATAGTCTCATTCGTCAAATACCATGTATATATAGAGAGGGTGCTTCATTTGCTGTCATAGAGGGTCCCATGGTCTTACATCCACATCGTGCTGAATCAAATGAACTCCTACGATACCAGTTGACTATACACGGTGATGGGGATTGTAACCTGTACACTGAGAATGGTAAACACGTACACAAAGAGGGTGAAGATATCCTCTTTGACCACGCGAGATATCATGAACTGGCGAAAACCGGGGACGGTCGAAGGGTTGTACTCATCTTGGATATTCACAGGTGATTGAGACACACTGCTTCATACATATCACTCCCACCGATAAGTTCTAGGGTTTTGTCGTTGACAATCCTCTTGGTAAAGGGACCCGGTGTTCCATCTTTACAATGCATACACAGTGCTGAAAGTTTAGTTACGTCACTTGCGAGAGGGATACAGTCGATGAGTTCACCAAACTTTCTTTGAAAACAGTCTCCATCAAGACCTGCGATAATAATCGATTTTTCTAGGTATAAACACATTTCTATGAATTTTTTGAGTCTGGGAAAGAATTGTGCTTCATCTATGGCTATGATATCAGCCCGTTCAAATTCATCCGTATCGATGATATCAAATAGGTC